ACCTCTACAGATAAGGCGCCGATTCATCATACCAATCGCTCAATATGATTCGGCAAAGAAGCAGCCCGTAGGGCGGGACCGCTAAATAGTGTGGCGTCTTACGGCGTTAGACCCTCGCATCATCCTTTCGGAAGAAATTTTCCAACTTCTATCAGGCATTCGCCAACGTCGAAATCCTCGTAAGGCGGCAGCTGCTCCTCGGGCTCAATCATTAGCGGGAACGTAAGTTCCCTGACGGCCTTCGGAGTAACATACCATCTTCTTGTCTCTGCCCAAGTCGGCCTAGAAAGCCTCGAACCTTCACCGAATCCCGAAAGATAAGGTAAGAAATTCGGAGCACTAGGACGAATCTCAGACAGTTTCAAAAAGAAATCCAAACGTGATCTCTTCGCTAGCGATTTAAATTCACATGAAAATTTCCATGCGGCCATCTCCCGGGCGCTCTTCTTCCTGTCATCTCTCGTTAATGAGCTTGGCTTGACAAATACGCAACGATCCCTCGGCACTACCACATTGTGGTCGGGACCAAGAAAAGGTACGTCATAAGTCAATGGACTCATCAAGAGCGAAAACTTTCTAGTAATTCTCCACGCCAAATCGCCCCGAAAACCAAGTTCTAGAGTAGTCAAGCGCTGATTCTTCAATGTCCCTAAGTGCCATTTGAAAAATTCAACTCCTGCCCTATAACGCTGGTTTCCGTGAATTCCGACGAGAAAACTTTCAAAAGTTTCCGACAACGAAGTAACGTCCTCACACTCTCTAAGCATGCCGAATCTAAGGGTCTGGCGAACAACGTAACGACCGTGCTTGCGCACTATCAACGTCGAATTCAAAGTCCCATAAGATTCGGACACACTCGTTTTTGTCTCTTCGACTTCAAGCCCTAGATGCTTAACTGTGTCCATCCACTCCCTTGAGAACTCGGGTGAGGATTGGAACAGAATGTCATCGCCATTAATCAGACAAGGCTTATCTTCGCCGCCCGCCCATGCAAACGCAATATAATTTTGTAAGCATAAAAGCGGAAAACTTAAATAAGACCCCATCATCTGGCCTCTGGTAGGCGTGAAGTCAATCCCATGTTCAAGCGAAAACAAATTCGGCCTTAATATACCGATCGCGGCCTTCTTGACAGACTCCGGCACAGAGACCGCAGTTGAAAGAAGGCTCTGAAGTATAACCTCGGCAACCTCTAGGGAAAGGTTGTCGGTGGCCGACTTATAATCGCCTGACGTGAGAAATTCTCCTTCTACTCTTCTAAAACCTGCATTACGCAATCTTTCAGTCGTGACATCACCACGGTTTAACCACTTTTCCCTCGATATTTTGTCGTAGACCGCCTTGTGAAGAGGCCGT